AATCTTTTGGCCCGGCTGCGGCTTTTGTTTTACCCGCATTAATAGCGGGAGCAACTGCATTAATATCAGGCGCTTTTTCAGGTATTGAAGGTGGTGGCGGTGGCGGAGGTCGTAGAGCAATGGGATCGTCTGTCGGTGGTTACGCCGGTAGTACTAGCGGAGTTGTAACTGGTTTTGCAAATGGTGGAATTATAAGTGGCCCGACAATGGGATTAGTTGGCGAATATCCCGGTGCAAGACAAAATCCTGAAGTTATAGCGCCACTAAACAAATTACAATCTATTATTGGTAAATCTAGTAATGGAGGAAATATAAAAGTAACGGGAGAGGTTAGAGTTGATGGACAAGATTTGTTGATTGCAATAGAAAGAGCAAACGAAACTGCGGGAAGAGTTTATTAAAATAAAACAATGGCATACGGCGTAAAATACAGATTAGAGTTTTCCGATGTTTTAGGATTTGGAAAAAAAATAGAAATATTAAAAAAAGATTATACCGGAGATGTTTTTCCAATGATTGGAGGCGCAAATCCGGTTTCAATATCTTGGCAATCGACTAACGATTTTTATAGCCCAATTATAGGCTCAAAATGTCAATTAAATTTATTTGTTACCGACGACGTTTCTTATGATGATTTTTATAAGTTTGATGAACGAGAGTACAAAGTAGTTATTTACTACAATCAAACACAAACCGGAACTTATGTAAATAGAGTTGCAGATGACGGAGGAAGTACAGAATCTATTGAATGCGTTGATAATTCTATTGATGCAAATTTAACAACCTCTACAAGTTTTAGGCGTAAGGTTTTAGACGACGGAGGCTCTTTTGAATCTATACAATGTTTATACAACAAAATAACAATAAATGACATTCCAAATTGGACAGAATATTGGTCAGGTTTTTTAGTTGTAGATAGGTATAAAGAAAAAATGACTACAAAGCCATTTGCGGTAAGTTTTAACGCTTTTGATGGCTTAGGTACATTAAACAATTTTAATAGCGTAATAGGTTATAACAACGATAATACACCGGTAAGTAAAACAAATCTTCAACGTATTACAGAAATTTTGCAAAATTTAGATTTAGATTTAGATATTTACATAGCATCTGATATAAAATACAGAACATTTAGCCCGGTAACAACTAGCAATTTTGAAGAAATTACTACGCTAGATGTTGGATTTGATGAAATGACCGGAGACTATAATTTACTAAATGCAAAACAACAACTAGAATTATTACTAAAACAATTTAATTTAAGAATATACCAATCCTACAACAAATGGTATATTGTTGAGGTAACAAATATTTTTGATTATTACGTCAAAGATATGATTTACAACAAGGTGCAGTCAGGTACAAGCGCAACTGCAATAAGAGAAAAAATAACTACTCAATTACAAAGCACATATGAGGAATATATTGATTATAGAAAATATGACTATTTAGGTGCTACTATTGGAACAGAAAGAAAACAAGTTCTTTATAGCAACAAAACAGAGTTAAAAGAAACTGGAAACACATTAACAAGGGATTTTTTACAACCGGCATCTGAAGTACATATTATTGGAAGTTACTTAAAAACTAAAAACGCATTTTATAACTCAGGTTTTGAATATGGTAAATTTGGTTTTGATGTAATAGAAGATTCTGCAACGTCGCCAGGTTTTACATTAACAAATACTGGTAGTGGTTTTTTTCCTGATGGCAGAAGAAACTATAATACAACCGGAGGAAGTGGCACCGGTATGGTGGTAGATGCAACTATTAGCAGTGGAAGCGTTCAATCTTTTACTATTGTAAATAATGGGCAAAATTATTTAGTTGGGGATGTTATAAATATTCCTTTTGACGATACTTTTGGAGTTTATGCAACTTTTGAAATAACTTCAATTCCATATTTTTCAGAAATAGCAACTGATGAAATATCCTTTAAAGGTAGGCGATCAATGAAATTAACAGACATTGCACCGACTACCGGATTTACGCAAATGTTTTCTTTTGAAACAGAGGTATTTAATCCGCAAGAGGTAAAATACGCAGACTTCACTTGTAAATTAAAATACTATGTTAGTGTTTTAAATTCACAAAATACAAACGTTTCATCATCTTTTAGTTACTCTATAAATACAGTTTTAGGCAGTACTGGCTATTTTTGGGATGATAGTATTAGAAAATTTAGTTCAACTTTTGGAGGCGTTAATACAATTACAACAACATCGCCAAATAAATGGATTGATTTAAATGTTGCTTTAAATGATACTGATTTAAATGTTGGCTCTGATACAACTGCAACAATAAAATTTACAATTTACAACACGCAATGTTCTGATACTGATTATGATACAACGTATTATGATAATATGCAGATTTTAGAAGCTAAAACGTCAGCAGACCAATCAGACCAAACCTTTATATCTAAATTAACTAATGTAGGTACAAACACTAATATTAAAAAAGTAAATAGAATACCTGACCAAAAATTTGGATATTACAGAACAAGAGAGGCGAATCCTTCGGCAACTTTTAAACCAAATAGCATTGATTTAATGACTGTTTTAGGTAGAAATATTGCAAACGATTACAGAAACTTTGTTACAAGATACACCGGAACTTTTAGAAACTTAAAAAGAGAGCCGATGTCTATTCATAACAAGCTATGGTGTTACTTTTCTACTGATGAATTTGATCCACAAACCACAATAATTGATGGCCTTACTTATAACGTAAAAAATGCAGAGTTTAAAGTTGTATCTCATTTACCAAACAATGATGACGATACGCCAACAACTAGCATAATAAATTAAACTTTTTTCTTTTGTTTTGTTTGTCAGCCGTCGTTTAACAACTTTGTTACTCGGCGGTTTTTTTAAAAATAATTTTTTTATTTGAAAGTTTTTTTTTATTTTTGCGTAACAAAATAAATAGAAAATATGTTTGAAAACAACTTCAAAGCCGAAATGAAACGGCTAAATTTAAAGCGTTATGATGTTTGTAGATTGCTAAATTGCACAATGCCAACACTTAAATCACGCTTACAAAATCCGAAATCTTTTACAATTAATGAAGTGGCAATATTACAAGGCGCTGAATTTAATTTGAACGGAATAGAATTAACCTTAAATTTTTAAATTTTATGAAAACAATAAACATTAAAGGAAAAGAGTACATCACAGTTAATGAGCGATTAATTTATTTTAGAACTAGAGATGAATTTAAAGGCTTTGGAATTAAAGAGGATATTGTCAGTATTGATGATACTGAAGGAATTTTTAAAGTAACAATTTACGATTCTAATGGAGAGCCTATTGTATCAGCACACGCACAAGAATACAGAGATTCAAGTTACATAAATAAAACATCTTTTGTAGAGAATGGATTTACCTCCGCTTTAGGTAGGGCGTTAGGTTATTTGGGCATCGGAATAGATACTTCCATAGCATCTGCAAACGAAGTTCAAAACGCCGTTACAAATCAAAAGTCAGACGACAGAGAGTGGCTAAATGAATCACAACTAAACGCAACTTTAAAGGGTACAAAAGACCAAGCCGAAAAGGTTTTAATTTCGTATAAAATGAAAAAAGTTTACAGAGAACAAATAGTAAATAAGTTTAATTTAAAATAGTAAAACAATGAGTAAAGAGACAATCTACTGCGGAGGCGGTAAGCAAGTAAAAGGAGAGTACGGAACTTTTAGAGCCGTAACAATTAATCTGTCAAATCTACCGGCAGAACATATTTTTGAATATGAAGGAAAAAAGTATGTAAAGCTAAATATCAGCGATAAAAAAGAGGCTGATCAATACGGAAAGGATGTTTCTGTTTCTGTTAATACTTGGAAACCGGAGGCACAAACTGAGCAAAAAGCACAAGCGGCAGCGCCAGTAAATGATTTACCATTTTAGGTAATTGACAAACAAAAATCAATAAGCGGTTTCAAATTGGAATCGCTTTTTTTTATAAATTATTTTTTTAATTGAAAGTATTTTTTTAATTTAGGCAAATATTAACATTTAAAATCTTAAATTATGGAAAAAGAATTGATTAAATTTTTAACAATGCAAGTTGAGGCGTTGCAGAAACAAAACAAAAAATTAGGAAAACAAAACGAAAAACTACAACAAATTTTAAAAGAACAAACAGATTATATCTGTGATAATAGATTATAGAAAAATGGAGACAAAACAAAAAGAAGTAAAAGCGTTATTTGATACTAACGAGAATTATCATTCATCGCCTGGAATAAGCGCATCAGGTTTAAAAGCAATATTTAAAAAATCAGTATATCACTTTTTAAATCAAAAGCCTTTTGAATCCTCTGCAATGGCGTTGGGTACTGCGGTACATTGCGCAATGCTAGAGCCTGAATTGTATTATAAAGACTTTCACGTAATACCAAAGATTGACAGACGTACAAAGGCGGGAAAAGAGCAATTTGCAATGGAGCAAGAAAAAGCGGAAGGTAAATCCTTAGTTGCTTTTGATGAACACCAAAAAATAACTGCGATTCTTAACAACTTTAGAAATCACGATTTAGCACAAAAATATTGCAAAGGCGAAATTGAATTGTCGCATTATTTAGAACACGAAGGTTTGCAAGTTAGAGTAAGGCCTGATTGTTTAAATAGAGTTGAGAACTTTATTAGTGATGTTAAAACGTGCCAAGATAATGCTCCAATGGCGTTTAAAAGAGACGTTTACAAATATGGGTATCACTTACAATGCGCATTTTATTCTGATATGTTAGGAATACCGGCAGAAAATTTTAGATTCATAGCGGTTGAAACTAACTATCCTTTTTCGGTAGAGGTTTACGGATTAAGTGAGGAAATGATTGAGCAAGGCCGTAGAGGTTGGAAAAGAGCGTTTGGCGATTGGAAAATATATAAGCAAACCGGGATAGTTTCAGGATATAACTGGAATGAATTTTCTGAGGATGGAAGTTTAATTTTATAAAATATTATATGTTAGAAAATTTAGAATTATTAAGAAACTTAATTATAAGAAATTTAAAGTTTGACCCTACTTCAAAAAGTAGAATTAGAGATGTTGTCGATGTTAAAAAAATATTTTGTTTGATTGCTTTTTATGAAGTTAAAGGGTTTCGATATGCAAAGGTCGGTAGTTTTTTGGGTATGAATCACGCAACAGTTGTGCATCACGTTAGAACGGCAAAAGACTTATTGAGGTATGACCCACACTTTAAAGAAATGTATAGAAGAATCGAGGCTATGTTTTTTATGGCGAATCAAGAGGTTGTAATTTCTGATATTGAAAGTGAAATGAATATTCTTTTAATTAAGTTAAAAAGACTTAGACAAAAAAGGAACGATTATTTAGACAAAAGAGAAAAACAAAAGTTATTGGCTGAATTTGAGGCTGATGATATAATTACAACTAAAACATTAACAGAAAATAAAAAACCTATACTATGGACGAATTAGAAATAAAAATTGAAAAAGCAAAAAAAGACCATTACAAAGTAAGTTTAATAAAAGACGGAAAATTGTTTTTTGCAGAATTAGAGCGCTCTGAGATTAGGCACATTATAGGAGTTTTAGACAACGCAATTTAATGGCTAGGGCAAATCCATATCAAAAGTATTTAAAAGGCGAGGATTTACTCCAAAGGGCCGTAATTAATTATATTCAGATGCAATATCCTGATGCAATTTTTACGCACCCAATGAATGAGGGTAAAAGGTCGCCTTTTGAACAATACAAATTAAAATATCTTGGCACCAAGCCAGGTATTCCTGATTTACTTATTTTTACGCCAAACTCAAAAAGAAGCGGTTTAGCGATAGAATTAAAATATAAGTATAACAAACCTACACCAAAGCAAAAAGAATGGCTTAAATGGCTTGAAAAATGCAACTGGGAGGCTATTTGGTTAAATAACTTTGACGATTGTAAAGAAGCTATCGATAATTACTTTAAAAATTAAAAAAAAATGCAATATAAAACCATTTACTTTGACGCTGAAAAACAAAAAGTGCGATACACACAAAGTTCAACAACAGATAAAATAACTAATTATAGTTATATCGGAAAATCAACACGAGTAGAGTTTGATCTTCTGATTGAGTTGCTTTGGTACAAGTACGAGGATAGCGAGATTCCTTTAGAGGATTTTAAAAAAATCTTTGAAGAACTAAGAAAATTTTGCGATTCATTAAAATATCAGCTAAATTTGTAAAAATATTTTTTCAAAATGGAAAACAAGAAAAACTATTATGCCGTTATTCCGGCAGAGGTACGATATTCTAAAAATTTAAAGGCTAACGAAAAATTAATGTACGGCGAATTAACCGCATTGGCAAATGAAAAAGGCTATTGTTACGCCTCTAATGAATATTTTTCACAACTTTATAATGTATCAAAATCTACTGTATCAAGATGGATTTCTAACTTAGAAACAAACAAATTTTTGAAATTAAAAATGATTTATGAAAAAGGTACAAAGAACATAAAAGAGAGAAGAATTTACATTTCTACCCTATTGACGAAAAGCGCAATACCTATTGACGAAAAGATCAATACCCCTATTGACGAAAAGCGCAAGGTTATATATAAATATAATAATATTAATAATATAAAAAAGAATAATGTACGAAATGTAAAAGCGCCTATATTTACTGAGATTACTGAAAAGGCGTTTCCACATTTCATAAGCCTTTTTCCTTTAAATTATAGACCGAAAACAAAAGCACAAAAAAACAAATGGTTGGAATGCTTAGATAAAATTCAGCGCATTGATAAATACAATTTACGAGATGTTTACAACGTGTCAAAAGATTTGAGAGATGACCAATTTTGGGCGAAAAACTTTTTAAGTATTCTTAAATTAAGAAACACAGATAAAAACGGCATAAAGTACATTGATAGGTTTATGGATGATTACCGATCTAAAACCAAACCAATAGGCTATAATAAAATAAAAGGCATTATTGAGTATTATATTTATACCTCTCCGGCAACTGGTCAAAAAGAATTAGGAGCAAAAACAAAAGGCGGAGAGTTATATGAATTTAATATAAAACAAACATTGCAGACAAAAGAATTTCAAGAACTAAAAAAATACGTTCAAGATGGAAACAAGTAAAAGCCTTTCTAAATGGCGAGAATCTGATTTGTTTGAATGGTTATCAAAAAACTATTATAATTTATTAGTTGATACTAGCGATAATTTTTCAAAATCTGATTGTTACGATATTGAAACAAAAAACAGAATTGAATTAAAATGCAGAGCAACGCATTATGACAAACTAATAATTGAAAAACCTAAATACGAATATCTAATAAAAGAATCAAAAAAGTTTGGCGATATTCCAATTTACATAAATAGCACACCGAAAGGAATTTTTTTATTTGAGTTAAAGGATCTAAAACTTAAATGGTTTGAAAAACCTCTGCCAAAAACAACAGACTTTAAAAACAACAATTTAACAAACAAAGAAGTAGCGACAATAAATATTAACAAATCAAAACAATTAAAGTAATGGAGGAAACATTAAAAGAAATAGAGAGATATTTAGAGGTAACATATCCTGATGATTGGTTTTTACCTGGTAAATTAGATATTTTAAGACTTAAATTCTTATCAGAGTTGAAGCAACAAAAGATTGATGATTTAAAAAAACAAATATTAAAATTAAACAAATAAAAAAATGAAAATAACAAATGAAGATAATATGGAATTAATGGCTAGGTATGAAGATAATTACTTTGATTTGGCTATTGTAGACCCTCCTTATGGAATTGATATTAATTCAAGTGGTAGATTAGGACATTATGGAGGTAAAGGTAAAAGCTGGGATAGCAAAATACCTAGTCAAGAGTATTTTAAAGAATTAGAAAGGGTTAGTAAAAATCAAATTATCTGGGGTGGTAACTATTTTTATTTAAAGCCTACTAGATGTTTTTTAATATGGGATAAACAACAACCACAAAATATTTCTTTTGCATCTTGTGAATTAGCTTGGACTTCTTTTGACCAATCAGCTAAAACTTTTTATATGCGACCACAAAACGCTGATAATATAAGAATACACCCAACACAAAAACCAGTTAAACTTTACGAATGGATTTTAATGAACTACGCAAATGAGGGTGACAAGATACTTGACACGCATTTAGGTAGTGGCTCAATAGCTTTAGCCTGCCACAATTTAGGCTTCGACCTTACTGCCTGCGAACTTGACAAAGACTACTATGAAAAAGCTATGAAAAGAATAAACCAACACAAGCAACAAATACGAATGTTTTAAAAATACAATTATGAATATAACAAACGAAGATAATATGAAACTTATGGCGAGGTATGAGGATAACCACTTCGACCTTGCTATTGTAGACCCGCCATATAGGGATGAAAACCAACCGACAAAGGATATGAGGGCAAATGGTTCTATGAAAAGTTTAGAGGGGCGACCAACACAAGAGTATTGGAATGAGTTATTTAGAGTGAGCAAAGAACAAATAATATGGGGCGCTAATAACTTTGAATTACCACAATGGAAAGGATTTGTAGCTTGGAAAAAGAAAACAATAGGCATAAACTTTACAATGTCAATGGTTGAAATAGCAAGTTTATCTGAAAATTTAGGAACTACATCTAAATGGATTGAAATTGCACCACAAGACCCAAATAGAGTACACCCCACTCAAAAACCTGTAAAACTTTATGAATTTTTGTTAATGCAGTACGCCAAAGAAGGCGATAAAATACTCGATACACATTTAGGAAGTGGAAGCATAGCTTTAGCTTGTCATAATTTAGGATATGATTTAACTGCTTGTGAGCTTGACAAAGAGTATTACGATGCAGCAATAAAAAGAATAAACGAACACAAACAACAAATAAGAATGTTTTAATATTTAAAATATTTTTTCTAATTTAGCGAAAACAAACAAAAACTTAATGAAAACATTTAAAGACTTCAATATTGATGTCGGCAATAAAACGACCGGCAAAATTAAAACACAATGCCCAAAGTGCAGCCATACAAGAAAAAACAAACGTGATAAATGTTTGTCAGTAGACTTAGATAAAGGCCTTTGGAATTGCCACAACTGCGGCTTTGGAGGTACTACAAAATTTGAGAAAAAGCAAGAATACATTGTACCTCAAAAAATAAAACTTAATATTTCTGAGCTAGTTATTGAATGGTTTAAAGGTAGAGGCATCACAGAGCCAACTTTAAAGCATTGGAAAGTAGGGCAATCAATGGAGTATTTTCCGCAAGTAAACGCAAAGCGTAGGGCCGTAAACTTTAATTACTACCGAGAGAATGAACTTGTAAACGTAAAATATAGGGATTCGCAAAAGAATTTTAAAATGGTTTCCGGCGCTGAACTTATATTTTATGGTCTTGACAATATAAAAGAAATGGACAAAATTTATATTGTTGAGGGAGAAATGGATGCTTTGACTTTACACGAGGCCGGTATTTATTCCGTTTGTTCTGTTCCAAATGGTGCGTCTAAAGGAAGCCAAAGACTAGAATATTTGGACAACTGTTGGCAATACTTTAAAGATAAAAAAGAAATAATACTTTGCACAGATAACGACAATCCGGGAATTGAACTTAGGAAAGAACTCGCAAGAAGGTTTGGCGCATATCGTTGCAAATACGTTGATTTTGGCGATTATAACGATGCTAACGAGATTTTAATATCTAAGGGAGCAGAAACATTAAGGAATGTTATAAAAGGCGCTAAGAACTTTCCTTTGGAGGGCGTTTTAAATGTTGATGACATTTGGCAATCGGTTTTAAATTACAATGAGGCCGGAGTTAAAAACTATTCAATAGGTTTGCCAAACTCAGATACATATTTTAAAATGTCTTTAGGAGAGTGGACTGTTGTAACCGGAATACCAAATTCAGGAAAATCCGATGTTATGGATCAAATATTTTGCAACCTAGCAACTTCATACGATATGAGATGCGCAATCTTTGCTCCTGAATCATTCCCATACGAGGGCCACATAAAAAGAATTGCGAATAAATTAAACGAAACTAATTGCGATAGTAACCAACTAAATAACACAAAAGATTTTATTGAAGACCATTTTTATTGGGTTAAAATAGATTTAGAAAATCTAACTTTAAAAGCAATATTAAACCATTTTAAAGAGTTAGTATTTCAAAAAGGAATAAATGTTTGTGTGATTGACCCTTGGAATATGCTCGACCATTCAGCACAAAGAGACCATTCTTATATCGGAAAAGTATTATCTGAAATTACACAATTTTGTCAGCAAACAAATACACATTTGTTTTTAGTGGCGCATCCTAGAAAAATAGAAAGCGAAAACGGAAACTATAAAAAACCAACTTTGTATGATATAAGTGGCTCTGCTGACTTTTTTAACAAGGCTTACAACGGATTAATAGTTTATAGATGTATTGGACAACGTACTAAATTTGATTCTGATATTGTGAAAATGTATGTAGAAAAAGTAAAACGAAAAGAAAACGGACAATTAGGAGATTTTGATATTGCTCCTGATTTTAAAAACGGCGGTGTTTATAGGGATGTCGATTTAAATACAAAAAGGTTTGAAGTTGTAACCGATGATAATGTACCATTTTAGTATGCCGAAAAATAAAAAAATAAACATACCGCAAACAGACGAACACAGAAAGGCAATGCAATGGTGCATAAAAAACAATATTTTAGTTGGCGTTCTACCTACAAAAAAAGGTTTGAAAGTTGAAATCAACGAAAATGGAGACAAAAAAATATCGCCAAAAATATACACACAAGAGGTAGCACAAAAAAAAGTAATAGAATTATATTTGTATATTTACAAAAAATACTGGCAAGTATGAACATAAACTTCAACACAACTATTTTTGCTTTATTCGGAATTTGCTTTGGCGCTAATTATTGGAACTCTAAAATGGATGACGATTTTGGCGAAACAGATTTAACCGGAGAAACAGAACATTGTTTGCAATTCTTTATTGCGGTAGTTGGAATTTCTTTTGTTTGGTTTACACAAGATCAGTAGCAAAAAAAAACAACAGATGAAACAAAAAGTGAATATTTCTTCGGTAAAAGAAAATCCGGACAATCCAAGATTTATAAAAGATTCCAAATTTAAAAAATTAGTCAAGTCAATTAAGGCGTTTCCTGAGAT